TGCTGACGCTGCCTAGTGTACAGCTAGTCTTAGAGCAAGCGGCGAGGGGGGGAGTCAATCTCCCCCAAACCGTTCGTGATGAATTTGTTGAGGCTTGTGCAACAGCTATCGACAAGCAATTCTCTCGTCGCGGTGAACCAACCATACGTATGTCAGGATTAGGCCGTCCGCTTTGCCAACAGCAGATGCAGTTGAGTGGCAAAGAAGAGATCATGGACTACAGCACGTTTATGAAATTCATATTCGGAGATCTGATTGAAGCAGTAGCTATAATGTCCTTGCGCCTTTCTGGTGCCAACATCATTGATATACAGAAACCAGTGGAGTTGAATCTTGGAGAGGACATTATTATCAAGGGTACGCTCGATCTTATCATGGATGATGGGACGGGGCCGAAAGTATGGGACATCAAGTCGGCATCTGATTTCGCTTTTAACCATAAATTCGGTTCTTTCGGCGGGTACGAAAAGATCAAAGCGGATGATGCGTTTGGGTACATTATGCAAGGTTATTTGTACGCTACTGCTGTTGATCTTCCTTTTGGTGGTTGGATTGTCGTAAACAAAAACAGCGGTGAGTGGACTATCTGTGAAGTACCTGAAGATCAAGAAGCTGATCGCAAGGCGTACATGAAAGACGCTCTGTCACGGGCTAAGTACCTTCTGTCTAACCCTGAGTTTACTCGTGGATTCAAGGATGAGCGCGAGATGCACAAGGGAAAGCCTACAGGTAATCGAGTAATGTGTACATCGTGTTCCTTCTGTGGATTCAAGAATGAATGCTGGCCTGATGCGGTGTACGCCCCCAAAGCTACATCAAGAGCACAGTCTCGTCCGGGGGCTTGGTACACTAAACATAAAGTAGAAAGCGTTGTATGAGTCTACTCTTTTATACTCATTTTAAACCATCTGACGTGGAATTAAATCCAAATGTGTTCTACGCCTATGTCGAGTCTTCTACTGAAAAGGGCGGCACCCCAGACGTTGTGTATCTTAGGAATCACAGCAAAGGGTTGCCGCTCACTCTTCTTGAGCTGTACTTACCAGAGGGTCTGTGCTCCCACCTCAATGGCGACACGTACGAGCGGGATGTTCGTAGGATTGAGCGCCAATTCCAGATAATAAACTTTGTCCTAAACAATAATGGGATTGTATGCCTACCAACTCAAAAGATACAAGAGCAGATTACATATTTAGAAAGGTCGTCCCCAAAGATGGCAGGATACGTGTTAAAGCGATTAGACCTACTGCTGAACAATTTCTCACCCATATCGCTGGAGATTCCGACTTGAGTAGTCATAAACACAAATTCAGATCAGACTTCGAGTTGGGCCTCGCTAGGAAACTTGCTGAGGCCCAAGTTAACTATGAGTACGAAACACAGAAAGTACCGTATCAGCCGAAGATAAAGAACTACACGCCTGACTTCTGGTTCCCCGAGTACGGATTCTTTGTTGAGGCGAAAGGAAAGTTTGATACTGCAGATCGCGCAAAACACCTCTTGATCAAGAAACAGAATCCTGATATAGATATACGATTCGTGTTTATGAGAGCGCGTAACAAAATTAGAAAGGGCAGTAAGACGACCTACGCCATGTGGTGTGAGAAGCACGGTTTCATGTGGGCAGAAGGTAGCGTACCTGTTGAGTGGTTTAATGAAAGATGAATTTGAAATGGCAATCGAGATGGAGCGGGCTACTCTACTCCCTGATCGGTACTACATGGTCGTACGTCCTACAGGTGAAGAGACGTTTGCAGTAACCCTGTACGATACAACAGATGGCAAGCTAGATGAGGAAGGATACCCGCATCCTGCTGAGATTGTTATGCAGGGGCTTCTTGCAATGCTCAATACAGACGTAGAGAATGTGTTTGCATACGGAGCCGCCGCTGTTGAGTTTGACAGGTTCAAGAGAACTGCAACCGAAGAGGCAGGTCTCTCTTTTGAAGTAGGCGACGATAACATTATTCGTGTTAACTTTGGTCCGAAACAATGAGCGACCCTGTAAACAGACCCTCACATTACAATCAATCAGGCATCGAGTGTATCGATGCAATTGAGGCCGCTCTTGGTGACGGCTTCATCAACTACCTACAAGGCAATGTCATGAAGTACCTTTGGCGTTGGCAGTATAAAAATGGGCTTGAGGATTTACGTAAAGCTCAGTGGTACTTAACTAAACTAATCGAAATCGAAGAAAAGAAAGAGGAGGCATAATGTCATGATATCTAATCGATTACCAACCGTCTACCAACAATTCATCCATAAGTCGCGCTACGCTCGATGGCTACCTGAACAGAACCGCCGTGAGACGTGGGAAGAAACCGTTGCTCGGTACTTCAACTTTATGGAGAAGCATCTGCTGGACAACCATAATTATAAACTGAATAAAAAGTTCCGAGAAGAGTTGGAGGAGGCTGTTCTTAATCTTGATATCATGCCGTCTATGCGTTGCCTGATGACTGCAGGCCCCGCCCTTGAGCGTGACAATATCGTCGGATACAACTGTTCGTACGTACCTGTTGACAGCCCTCGTGCATTCGATGAGTGCATGTACATCTTGATGTGCGGTACGGGTGTAGGATTCTCTGTTGAGGAGTCTAACGTCGGTAGGCTACCTATCGTTAACGAACACTTTGAAAAGTCTCCCACTGTCGTACACGTTGCGGACAGCCGCAGCGGATGGGCACGTTCATACCGCGAGCTTATCTCTCTTTTGTACGCAGGACAGATACCTTCTATCGACGTATCAGCCGTACGTCCTGCAGGTGAGCGCTTGAAGACTATGGGAGGTCGTGCATCGGGCCCTGAACCTCTCCTAGAGCTATGTGACTTTACGATCAACATTTTCAAGAAAGCGGCGGGTCGTCGTCTTTCTGCTCTTGAGTGCCACGACATCATGTGCAAGATCGGTGAGATTGTTGTGGTAGGTGGTGTACGTCGTTCTGCCCTTATCAGTCTATCTGATTTATCGAACCGTGAGATGGCACACGCCAAAGCGGGCATGTGGTGGGAGGACAACGGACAACGTGCCCTCGCCAATAACTCTGTCTCGTACTCGAAACGCCCAGACATCGGTACGTTCATGAAAGAGTGGCTCTCTCTGTACGATAGTAAGAGCGGAGAGCGTGGCATCTTCAATAGAGACGCCGCCCGTAAGAAAGTACTTGAGAATGGTCGCCGTGACGGGGATCACGAGTTCGGGTGCAACCCCTGTTCAGAGATTATCCTTCGTCCGTACCAGTTCTGTAACCTATCAGAAGTGGTCGTACGCGCTACAGATACTATTGAGACTCTTACGCATAAGGTACGTCTTGCAACAACTCTCGGTACGTTTCAGTCTACGCTGACAAACTTCAAGTACCTACGTAAAGTGTGGGAGAACAACACAGCAGAAGAGCGTCTTCTCGGGGTTTCACTCACGGGTATTATGGACCATTCTGTACTATCTAAGACGGTAGATTCACCTCGCTGGTTGGTTAAGATGCGCCAAGCCGCTGTGACCCAGAATGCGTACGTGGCAGAGCAGATCGGTATTAACCCATCCACAGCCATTACGTGTGTCAAGCCATCAGGTACTGTGTCCCAGTTAACAGACTCTGCTAGTGGTATTCACGCCCGTCACAACCCCTATTATGTACGTACTGTACGCGGAGATAACAAAGATCCGCTCACACAGTTCTTGATTAACAAGGGCGTACCTAATGAGCCTGACGTTATGAAGCCTGACAATACGACTGTGTTTAGCTTCATCACACGTTCTCCAGAAGGCGCTACATGCCGTAATGACATGACAGCTATCGAACAACTTGAGCTGTGGAAAGTGTACGCTATGCACTGGTGCGAGCACAAACCGTCCGTGACGATCAGTGTCAAAGAGCACGAGTGGCTCGAGGTTGGTGCTTGGGTGTACGAGCATTTCGATCTGGTTAGCGGTATCTCGTTCTTGCCCTTCAGCGATCACACGTACAAGCAAGCTCCGTACCAAGATATCACAAAAGAAGAGTATGACGGCAAGTTCCAAAGAATAGAAACCCCTGAAGGCAACATAATTAATGTTGACATGACCATGCCAAAGGATATAGATTGGATGGATATGGGGCAGTTCGAGACACACGACACAACTAACGGTAATCGTGAATTGGCTTGTTCTGCAGGTGCCTGTGAGATTGTTGACATAGTTGCGGCGGAGTAAATACGATGATGAAAGTCGATGGCTTTGATGATGCTATAATTGGACTAGGGTGCCGTTGTGGTGCCCCCAACATCCTCGTGTACGATTCATCAAAGTGCATCGACATTCTCGTCCAAGATCACGGAATGAATACGGTTGATGCTCTCGAGTACTTCGAGTACAACATACTTGGTGCGTATGTCGGAGAAGGCACCCCTGTATTTGTGTATCCCGATTACATAGAGGCATTAGAAGATGATAGCGATTGATATTACAGAAGACATACTTGTAGAAGCTGGCAAACGGGCATCCAACATGCCAATACTTGCAGGTAGCATAACAAACGGTCAGAGCAACACGCTTGGTTCCGTCGGTGAAGTACTTGTACAGCGAGTACTTAACGCCGAATTCTCCAATACCTATCACTACGATCTCGTACATGATGGGCGTCGTATCGACGTTAAGACTAAGCGGTGTGACAGCATCCCTCAAGGGCATTACGACTGTTCTGTCGCGGCACACGGCTCAGATCAAGACTGCGACGATTACGTCTTTGTACGTGTACTTCATAACATGCGTCGTGCATGGATACTTGGTTTAATAGAGAAGTCCGAGTTCTACACCAAAGCTACTCGCTACACTCGTGGCGATGTAGACCCGTCGAACGGTTTCATATTCCGTGCCGACTGCTACAACCTTCCCATTAACCAACTTAAAAAGATTGAGGCATGAAACAAAAACCAACAACAAAGATAGATGCACTGTTTACTCTTCAGTGCGGCCTAACGAG